CCATCATCAGCCTGTGCTCCGATGTTGATTACTTCCTGGGCCATGTTAGATACTCGCTAGTGTGATCTTTTTCCATATCACTGTTGAACCATCATAGTTCGCAGTGCATACATATAAATTTGTTGCGTCCCAACTGATTGAACCTGCTACATCACCTGTGTTTCCCACAGCGGTCGCGGTTTTCGTGGTCTTGATCACAAGTCTGTCTGCTTCTATCTGTACCTGTCCCGTGCCGTTTGGATCCAGTATTATGTTTCCGTTTGTGTCAGCACTCAACAGGGTGTTGCCTGACATCTGTAAGTCACCCGCCAACTCAGCGAAATTGCTGTTGACCTTGGTCATGGCGGTACGTAGGGTATCGCCCGTTGCTGGATTTCCTGCTGTTCCTGTGTCTATCGTTAATCTTGCCATAATGTGTTATTCGTATTTATTAAATAGTAATATGTTCATAGAAACCCTAAAAACCATGAAGTTGTACAAGAGGCAGAGCAAATTGGGTACCATGCACAACTATCACAGGAAGAAATTGATCTATGTTTTCAAGTGTGATGCCTGTTCTGAGGTTTTCATGAGGCCCAAATCAAAGGTTGATCCTGAACGTGCTTCAAACGACTACAAACACGTGTGCAACAACTGTGATTCCAAGAAGTTCGCCCAATCAGTGGGCGTCAAGATGCGTCGGGTGTACCAGTTGGACGCCAGCAGTACCAAGACCCTATAGGGATCTCCATTTTATGTCATCACGACGGCCATCTATCCATCTCTGCAGGTCAGCGTAGATGCCGCACTTTATATTTGGTTGATCGAAGTACCATCGCAGGAACGGATTGCCCTCAAGATATTCCTTGCGATTGATGAAATAGAAGTTTGTTTTGGGAAACTTCCTGAACGTCTGTCTAAGTTGATACATCCATTCATACTTTAGATATGCTTTCATGCTCTCACGTCCTGGGTAGTTGATGGAATCCTTGTAGATGTTGTTCTGTATCCTGCTGGGCGTGTCCATCTCCCATTGTTGGGCACCCATTATGTCGAACGCCATTATCACTATGTTCTTTATGCCTGACTCAGCGGCCATCAACACAGCACTGCAACCTGAACCACGTGCCTTGGAGAAGTCATTGGTCTTGATCCGGCCACCTTTCTTGATGTCGCCACCCCTCCATATCCTGTAAATCTTGAGTCCCTCGGGTATGACCTGTTCGTGGTCACCGTCACAGATGAAGTTCCACGTGCTGATGTCATCCACACCATGGATCTTGGGAGATTCCTTACCGTCATTGTGCCATCGGGCCAGTTCCTCGTACATGGGAGGGTTCACAGCCACGATGTGATCACACAGCATGGGATGGTCTCTGTATATGGCGTTGCAACCATATATTGTCCCATGTCCTTTTAGGTTGTCTATTGGGAAGATGTTTCTTGATTCACCGTTGCCTATTATGAAAGCGGTATCCATTATATGCCAAATGATTCTCCGCAACCACAGGAACTTGAACTGTTGGGGTTTGATATCTCGAACTGTGATCCAAAGGTCTCCTCCACCCAGTCGATCTTGGTGCCCACCACGTACAATAACGAAGTCTCGTCCACGACGAACCTGCCCGTGTCCCAGTCCTCCACGTGGTCACCCTGTGCAACACTTTCCTTGCTGTCGGCGAACCCCCACTCGTACTTGAATCCTGCACATCCACCGCCCAGCACTGCCAGGCTCACGGCATACTTGTCTTTGTTCTTGTCAAGCAGTCGTTCTATCTGTGCTTTTGCACTGTCAGTTATTTCAAATGGTTTCATACTAGTAATTATACCTCTCTCCGGTTGCTGTTCTGTATTCCCACGCTCATCCAGAACCTAATGGCGTCCAGTTTCTTCTCGAAACTCATGTATGCGTTCTGGTTCTCCCAATGGTTCTTGGGGTTCTCTATCTCGCCCACGGGTTCGAACCACCAACCCCACTTGCCTTCACAATTTTCCTGGCACCAGTCAATGCACTCTCCCATTATGCCATTGCTGTTCATGTCCACGTTGTACTCGAACTGTTGCATGTATCCACAGTCTTCGGGTACCTCGTCCAATCTTGGGTTGTTCTTCTTGACTTTAACTTTTCCGTAACTTGCCATCACTTCCAATTGTCTATGACCCATTGGTCTCCACATTCCATCGGATTGGGTGATCCATGGAACACAGCCACTTTGTTGTTGGGTTTTATTTTCACTGGTTCTCTGAACCATTTCTTTCCGTCCTTGGTCAGTAACTTAGTGTCCTTCAGTCCTATCATCTCCCATTTGTAACTACGAATCCATTCGTCCGGGAACCAAGTGATTTCTTCCTTGGCCCTCTTGGTTATCCAATCCTGGTCTCCGTGATTCTGTTGCATGATCTGTGCTGACCTGTCCTTGAACTCGTTCCACAGGTAGTCCATCGTGCCCGCCTCCCAACGCATACAACTGGAGTTACTGAGTTTCCAATCATTGACCCTACATCTGTTGAAGTCTCTGATTATATTAAACTTTCCTGTGTGTGAGAACAACGGATCTATGTTGTCAAATATCACCACGTCCAAATCAAAGAATAGCATGTTACCTTTCAAAGGCATCTCCGGTGCGAACATCCATAACTTGCTCCACCATGATTTTATCCAAGGATCGTTGGGCAGTTTTATCACGTTGATGTCTGCATCCAGACCTGTGGGATCATCTGTGAGGCAATGGAACTGGTATGGCACTGTGGTATGCCTTTTGACCATGCTGTTCAGCACGTTAGCATATATGGAAGGATACTTGACTCCCCACTTAACGCACACTACGTGATTCATATCCCTGCTTCAATCCTTCTATCTGTATCTGTTTCCAGTCATCACTGTCAAGCGTGTATGGGTAATCGGTTTCTATCGACGGGCCATATATGGTCCTGATGCTGGTTATGTTTAAATTTTCATTCATTACTTTATGTATGTCGTGTATTGAGGCACCTGTGCCAAATGTCCTCTGCAGGTCGACCTGACCTATCTTGATGTATCCAAGGGATAACTTGGGATCATCCCAATCATAGTTGTTGTCCTTCAGCCATGCCCTATATTCATCCATTTCAGTTTTTTTGAAATTCTGTTGCTCTGTGATCGTCTTACCCCATTCCACGTCGAACTCTCCGGAGTAGTATCTCTGATGATTTATCTCTGAACACAAGGCATCAGTCATTTTCGGTGCGTGTTCGTCTCTGAATACTTCGTACAGTGTCTTACCCACCTGACTCCAGTGCAGGTACACACCACCCAGCTCTCTGTCATACCTGTTCTGTTTGAACAGTTCGAAATCTTCTTCGTGTAGGTCATATCTCGGCGCATTAAGGAAAGTTGTGATCTGTGATGGTCGCATCCACTCAGGTTCAAATGCTTTTTTGCGATCTGCATTCACCCAACTTTCAATCTCATGACATATATTATTGAGTTGCCTTATCGCATACTTTATTTCAGCATCTGCTTGTTTGTAGTAATCACTTATCTTCCAAGCAGTGCCTTGTAATTCTTCAAAATACCTGTGTAGAAGATTGCAGGCATCGTGTTTCAGCGTCAATCCAGGCTGTCCTCTACCCACAGGCAGTTTTCTACTGTACTGGAAATCATCTGTGCTGAAAGGATCGATCTTTTCATAGGCTGGAGAGAACTGGAATGCATTTATTGTTGCTATGTTCTTGTTTAATTCTCCTACTAGATAATGTAAATTTCTTTTGGAATCAGCAAAACCTAGGAAACAGAAGTTCTTCTCTAGTATTCTTTCCTGTTTGAGATTATCTTTGAGGGCCGCCAACCACCTGTGACCCAGTGGTGTGTCGTAGAGCTGGAAGTAGTAGGCCTTGTCCGTGAGGCCCACCCTAACCATGTCGTGTATAAATTTATTCTTTTCTGTAGATGGCACTGTTGGCTCCGTGTTCCATGCATTCCACTTCCACAACGTAGCATCTGTTGTCAGTCTTTTCCCTGACCAACTTGTCCGCGAAGTCAAATGCGTGTTTGGCGAACATCTCCGCACCAACACCGTCGAACTCAACGATCTCCGCTAGATCGTGCTTCTCAAGTTCCTTCAGTTTGTCCAAGTGTGGGTCATTGATGTCCACTGCGGTCTTGTGATCGAAGTGATCCTCCAACCATTTCTTCAGTGGCTTCAGACCTCCGAAATCCACTGCCCAGTTCTTGTTGTCTAGTTTGTCACAACCGAATGTGAATCTGAACGCCAGACTGTATCCGTGTAGCAAATGACAGTGTGAGTGATCTGCATTGGGTTGTCTGAACACACAGGCCAGGCCTATGTTGTGTCCGTATGTTTTAGTTGAGTAGTAAGTCATCTTTTCTCCTTGCGTTGATGACTTGCAGAGTGTTTATAGAGGGTTGAAAGTCTTGAGTCCTCTCGATCATCAGTTCAACTTCTTGTCGATCTTATGATCTAGGTCCATCTGGAACGCTGTGTCTCTGATGCGGTCCGTCAGTTCGTTTGGTATATTTAACTCACCGTCGATGATGCTCTTCAAGAAATGTATCATCACAGTGAACTCGTTCCTGTTGGCCACAGTCTCTGGATCTATGCCGTGCTGTTCCATGGCGTTGAGCATGGCCTCTGAAACATCTACCAGTGCCTTGATGCTTGTCGAGTGTTTGTCAAAATGTGCCATTATGTGATTATGCTGGGTTTCTTGGGAACCTCGATCTTGCTGAAAACTCTGTTGTATTCATCAGCGATCTTGTCATTGATGTGTGCAATCGAAGTAAGTTTGTCGATGGCTATGTTAAATGGTTCATCCTGCTTGGCAGTGGAGAAAAATGTACCAAATGCGAGACCTTGTGGGCCTTGCATCAATACAAGTGCCTTCTCGATACTGATGTATCTCGTGTCGGTCCTGCTAAGATATTTTGCTATGACTTCTTCTCCCGAAGCCAATTTAAGAGTAACTAGATCTCCATCTTTTATTTTATCAAACATGTCCTTATTATAAACTATCCTACTAGATTGTCAATGTATTTCTTCAATTCTTTGTCCTGCACGTTAGGTGGTATTGTATCCATGAAGAATATCTGGTAACTGTCATTGCCATACTTGCCTATACCGTGTAGATCACTTGCATCTTTGCCATCCCATTGCAGATATTGTTCAGTCATCTTTCTTATCCTCTTTGATCTGACCTCCCACATGCCCAGCGGTTTCAACATCTCCTGTTGTGTCTTCAACCTGCCCCGGAGGTACGCTTCTGGATTTGGATACCTAGCAAACAGTTTTGGTAAGATTATCTTGACGTGTTTTCTGTATGTCAGATTCAGGCACATAACGCCCACCATGTGTTTCCATTTCTTGTGAGGTGCTTTTATCTGTTGTTGGACCATCAGGTGATCCACCATTGGTTTGATCATAAAACAATTTTATATGCTATTTGTTTTTTGTCAACTGCTTGTTGATGAATTTGGCCATGCCGTCGTAGGTCTCTTGGAACACGTTTGAGTGCTGGCTCCATTCCTTTGGCATCTCCCAACGGTCGTGATTGACCACTATCCATCTGGTGTCTGGATCCGAGTACCCCATCAACTTGTGGAACTGGTAGATCCAGTATGATGGATCAACGGGCCTTTTTATATAGGTGTATCCCTCTGATCCTGTGTACATGTTGTTGATCTTTCCTTTTTCCAGAGGATGTAGATCAAATCCCAACATGAATATTGCCTTGGGTTTGAATGTTAACCCAAGAACACCTGCGTATGGTCCTGTGCCCCAATGAAATGGAGCGTCCTGTCTCTTCTCCCCCGAGTAAGGTAGATCTGGAAATTTTCTAACATTTGGCCAGTGTGCGAACTGGTCCGCCCAGTTGTCACGTGTGTATATGGTAGTGCCTTTACCAACCGCGTTCACGGCCTGTTGACACATATGCCTGTCTGCACAACATAGGTACTCTGTGACATAGTCTCGGTATATTGCGTTGCAACCGATAACGGTGCTAAACATTTTTAATGGTGAAAGATCAAATCCCCTACGGCTCTCACCGTTGCCGATTATTGAAACATACTTGGTCATAATGCTATTTAATCACACCTTTAAACGTACACAGACGTCTGTACACTGCTGGTAAAATTGAAATAGGAATAGTTGTACATATCACTCATTTCCGTTGATTAAATGCCATACGGTTAGATATTTGTCCCAGGCTTTCTGAAGTGTAGGATATTTCCTCCTCAGTGCAATGGCCTCTGCTCCCACCATTTCTGACTCCTCATATGCCCGTTCCTCATCCTTGGCCCGCTGTGATTGTTCTACCAATATCCTGTCACCGTTTGGTAATTGTTCGTACACGGTCTCTCCTCCATCTGGAGAAACATATATGGGGTTGATCCTTCTTGCTTTCTTTGGCATCAGTAATATTTCTTGTGATCAGCACCTGGGTGTGCGTGTCTCAATCCACCTATCTCTTTGGCATCTCCCTTGTGCCTAGGTATGAAATGTATGTGCGGCCACATGATTGTCTGTCCTGCTGGAATGCCTATATTCATGCCAATGTTGAATCCGTCTATCTCGCCTGCTTTGATTTTTTCATTGCCGTAGTCGTAGGCCATGCCATAGGACCTTCCCACGAAGTGTGCGTTGTTCTCTTTGGGTATGAATAGTTTGTGACCCGGCACGCAAGGATACCTATCATTGAAAACGAAAGTGAAATCAGATTCCATGATGGGTGTGTCATTGCCCATCCACACGCTCTCATCTACGTTATCAACGGGTTCATATTCTTTCTTGTAGATAGACTTTCGAGATCGCATTGGTTTTTATAATTCCTATCTTAATATTAATAGAATTTGGTCTGTGTTGCAATCTAATTTTTTCCCAGGTCTTGGTCTTGGGCACGGATGGGTTGTAGTCCCATATGGCCAGTAGGTTTACCAATGCCTTCCTGACCTTTTCAGCACCACCGTGTTTACGACAGGTGTCTGATCTGCCAACGTGTACTATCTTGTTTGCGATCTTTATTTTATAGACGCAGGGCAGTTTGATCCATTCCGTCTTGGGAGTCTTGGTGTGCCGTATCTTGAATCCTTCTATTTTGTATAGGTCCTCGATGCTGTACCACTTAATATCTGACATTTTTGATATTTAATTGTGCATACACTTTCTGCACTTTTTTGGCCTGGAAGTAGCAGTCCTCCAGTGCGTTGTGTAATCCCACCCGCTTCTCGTTTGGATCTCTCGGAACCAAAGAGAACAGTGTCCTCGAGTCTCTGATCTGCCAGTACTGCCATGGCTGTGGATGTCCCAACTGTGTATATAAATTCTGTAGTATGGCATAGTCGAACAGTGGTCCTTGGCACCAGAAAACGTCAACGCCAACACACCACTTGTTGATGGTCTTGATCATGGCGTCCAGTGATATCCTGTCCTTGTCACCCAGTGCTTCTTCCATTATCTCAGGATCCTGTCGACCCCACCAGTCCAGTGTGTCCTGCATCACGTCTCGGCCCATCTCTGTCTGTGAGTCAACGTCAACACGGAAGTACATACCCTGTGAGGGTTCCACAGTCGTGTATGGATCAAACTTCACACCACCAACGGTCAGTACGGTTGCGTTAGGATTTGTGGATAGTGTTTCCAGATCTATCATTGCGTGGATCATACACTATTATACTATGGAAACGTGGTAATGTCAATTAGGCGTCGTCGCCGATCTTGTAGTGGTCCTGGTATTCCTTGAACTGTGCTTCTGTGAGGCACCATATCTCACCTGAGCTCTGTGGGAAATTGATCATTGCGTATTCCTTCACTGATAAAACTAGCACATCTGTATGTTGGTAAATACACGCACATTATGGATTTCGTGACATTCATCGCAGAAGTGGGTTTCCCAATAGCAGGTGCCATAGCGGCAGGTGCCTTTGTGTTCATCACGCTGAAATTCATTTTAGCAAGTGTGACGGGATCTGTGAACAGTCTGAAGGCCATAATTGGTGCACTGGACAACAGGGTGCAGACCATGAACAATGACCTGGTCAAGATAGATGCACTGTTGAGTTACGTATTAAAGATCAGACCCAACGCGGACAGGTTGGCCGCAAACGAGGGCAAGAACGATGCTAGACGCGACTAACGATATAGTGACAATGATCAAGGATTTTGGTTTTCCTATTGTTGCGGCCATGGGACTGGGTTACTTCGTGTACTACATATGGAAATGGGTCACAGAAGAGATCAAACCTGTTCTTGGCGATGCTTCAAGCACACTGATAAAACTGGTTGATCGGATCCGTATGTTGGACAATGACATGATAAGATTGAACACGAAACTTTCAATGGTGTTGGAGTACAAAGACGAGATAATAAAGTCGGGACGTTCAGATGAGTTGGACAAGATACTGGCCAAATACAAATCAAAGTCTGAGAGTTTTGACTCCACAGGCGATACAAAAAAATAATTACTTCGTTGTTGCTCGGAACGTCCCGTCCCAATCATTGGGTTTGCCTGCTTGGATACGTGTCTTCATGTTGGCGTAGTACTCGGCCATGTCCTTGTGGAACTCCTTGGCTGTGTCCAATCTCTTGAGTGCTTCCTCCCAGTCTCCAGCATAGTATGATTCCAGGAACTGCCTGTGATGTTCTGATTCCTTTGCAACCGTGTATATCTTGACACCTATTGTCTTGCCTTTGACGGCTATGCAGTCAAGTTCGAAAACATTAATTTTATCCTTCACCTTACTGGCTGTCTCCGGTCCAAGCACTATCCTGACCCCGTACGTCTTTGACTGTCCCTCTAACCTCGCGGCCAGGTTCACCCCATCTCCCAAGCAAGTATAGTCGAAGCGTTGGTCGGATCCCATGTTGCCCACCACTACTTCCGCAGTGTTTATACCCAATCCCATTCCAAAAGCCGGTATGCCCTCCTGCTGTACTTCCTCATTGAACTTGTCAAGGCTGTCCAACATTTTTATTCCTGTCCACACGGCGTTCTCCGCGTGATCCCAATCATCTAGTGGTGCGTTCCAGAACGCCATCTGTGCGTCACCTATGTACTTGTCTATGGTGCCTTTGTTGTTCAGTATCTCTTTGGTCATTGCCGTCATGTATCTGTTCATTATCTTTGTTAGTCCCTGCACGTCCTCACCATAGTGTTCTGAAATGGAAGTGAATCCCCTGACGTCAGTGAACATTATTGATAGGTTCCTTGATTCGCCACCCAACTTCAATAGGTCGGGATTCTTCTGTAGTTGTGCCACCATGTCTGGTGATAGGTATGTGCCGAACTGTTTCTTGATCTGTTGTTTGAGGCTGAACTCTTTGACGAAACGATTGAACACCGCGTGGAATCCTGTTATGGTTGTCACGAGTATGATCCAACTGGCGTCCCAAAGTTGTAGGTGTTTGACGAAATAGAAATATGCACCATAAGCCGTGCCCGACCACACAGTCAGTAGTACAGCACCAACCAACCAGTAGGGTGCGAACCCCGCCAATAGAATTATTATTACTGCCAGCACACCCGCGGCAACATATTCAATGAATGTGGCCGTATCTAATCGCACTATGTTCTCACCGTTCAACACGGTCTGTAAACTGACAGCCATTGCAGTGTGACTGTACTGCTCACCGTTGGGTGTTGCTATAATAGTGCTGATACCTTCGGCTGTGTTTCCTATGATCACGGTCTTGCCTGCCACTGAAGCAAAATCATCCGTGATGCTGATCGTTTCGAACTGCTTGTTCCATCTCAGCCATATCCTTGCGTACTGGTCTGTCTTGACAGTTTTGAATTTTGGAACCCTTAATGCTATCACGCCACCTTCGCTGGCTTTGACTTGATAACTTGGGTCGCCCACTGCGACCCTGATAACTTCCAATGCAACACTGGGATAGACTTCATCACCCACCCTCATCAGTAATGGCAGTCTCCTTACTACACCATCTATCTCAGGCGTTGTGTTGACCACACCAACACCATCAACGTTGTCTCCAAGCAAAGGTATAGGTCCCAGCATTCCTGGCCATTCGAACAACCAAGGCATGGGATCACCTATCTTGGCCACACCTCGTGGCACCGCGTTCTTGTTCGTCTGTGTTGTGCCGGCCTGTGCTATCACTATGCCGTTCTGTACCAATGCCTGTGCCAGGTCCATGTCTCCACCCAACCTGTCCTCTTCTGAGAACAATATTGGCAGTACGATTATGCCCGCACCTGCTTCTCTCAATCTCCACCTGCTTCTCTCAATCTCCAGATCACATCTGCGAGTACCGTCCTCTTCCAAGGCCATTGTCCGTTCTGTTCTATGCTCTTCTCGTCAATCTCTACTATGATCACATCCTCACTCACGGTGGGAGCGTCGTATTTCTGTATTAGGTCAAAACTCTTCAACCTTGCCGTCTCTTTCACGAAAGGATCTTTGAGTCCCCAGGCCATGAGCACAGCCAGGGTTATAAATGCCAGTGTCCAGTGTGTGAATATCTTCTTCATCATACGCCTTTGCTACCATCCAGCATCAGGTGTAGGTTCAATTGATACCACAGTTCCATCTGGTCTTTCCATAGGTATATCTGTGAGACCGAAAGTATGACAATACCAGCCAGTATCAAATAGATATAAATTTTATTCATCCCCTGATGTCCTCTGTTGCTTTCCTCATGAACTTATAATTGA